CGCAAAAATGGCACTTACCAACAATAGAGGATGCTAATGAGTATGCTTCAAATTTTCCTTTAGTTGTACCGCCATGAGAAGATATAGCGTTCATTCTTAGCTGTGCTGGTAGACCCTTAAGGTTTGCATCATCGGCCATCTCAACAAATGGATACCAAACATTATTCTGTGCCATGATAGAACCAGCTGTAAGTGCCGCATTTTTTTCAACCTCATCTGTTGCGCTTGCAACTATAAATGAAAGAAGCTTGGCGTTTCCTGTTGCAAACGCTGCAGCTATTGAAATATATGTGGCATGCTCTGGATCGATAGTTGATCTATTAATCACTGCATCTAAGTTTAACTTGATGTCTTTAGCATACTCTGGAAGAGAGTCCTTAAGCTGGTCTACCCAATTCATTATAGAGTTTCTCCGCCCAAAGATCTATTGCATGCACACAGTTCTCCAGTTTGAAGTGCATCTAGTACACGAAGAGTTTCATCTGGATTTCTACCAACATCTAAATTGTTTACAGTTACATGCTGAATAATATTGTCTGGGTCAACAATAAAGGTTGCTCGGTATGTTACACCAGAAGAATGGTGTACCCCAAGATCGCTAGCTAGTTGATGTGCAGTATCTGCAAATGACCATGAGTTTGTCTTTTTTAAATCATCGTGTGCATTTCTCCAAGCAATCTTGCAAAATTCATTATCTACTGAGCCAGTCATAAGAACTGCATCTCTATCGTTAAAATCATTAACCAAGGCATCGTACGCAACAATTTCTGTTGGGCATACGAAAGTAAAGTCCTTTGGGTAAAATGCAATGATCTTCCATTTGCCTGGGAAAGAATCTTGTGTAACTATTTCAAAAGAGGATTCATCGTATGACAAAGCCCCTGGCTTAACTCCAGTAACTGCAAAGTTACCGAGCTTATCTCCTACTGTCTTCATTTTTCTCCTTGTGTGTAATTGATACCTGGTGTGGTACCCCTGGCTGGAATCGAACCAGCGGCCAACAGATTAGAAGTCTGTTGCTCTTCCTCTGAGCTACAGAGGTATGTTTCCTGTTGTTATATTATAACCTTAATTTGCCAGGCAGTCAATAGTCAATTTTATATATTTAGATTATAATAAATTTCATCCGCTATAACAATATGCTTTCCTATGCCAAAATGACATCCGTCTGGTGCCACACTAAAATTATCCTTTGCCTCATATTCATTTACTAATGACTGAAAGTATTCATCTTTGAGAGCCTTGGGTATATTATTGTGCATTTCTAGAGGGAAGGAGAAATAGCTTTTGTATTTTTCTTTTAAAAGATTATCTGCTATTGGATCTACTGCTTCCCAAAATGACCATAGGAATTTTATATTATTTGATTCACAATATTGTTCTAACATAGAAATAAATATATTATTATAATAAAGTGCAACTTCAATTGGGAAAATCTCCATCATGTCATGAGGAGTTTTTGTAAAAGTATTTTTTTTGTCATCTTTATTTAAATCATAAGGAACGTGAACATCTCCAAAATAAATATTTGGGTTCTCAGATAAATATACACTTGGCTGTAATGTTTTAAAAACAATTTTATCACTAATGTAAGGAAATTCAAATCTAGCAAAAGGGAACATTCCGATAATTATTTCAGGATTACCGAACTCTTTAAAATATTGAAAAGCTTTTATAACTTGTGACTGAACAGAATTTCCTGGAACTGCAAGATTAGAATATGTTAAATTTGTTTTTTTATTCAATAGGCTTGGCCACAAAATATGCTCTTCCTTTATTGACACTCCCCAGGTTTGTGAGCAACCCAAATACAAGACACTATTGCCATTTTTAAACTCTGGTCCCCTATACCCATATGAATTTATTTCATCGTGCTCGTATTTAGCTACCATTCCTCTTTCTGCTAAACTCAATCCTGGTATTTTTTCCAGCTTATCGTCTGTCATAATAGTTTCACAAGGAAAAGAGCCTGGCTTGTTTAAATGATTAAGCCTTTTTAATGTTTGATTATCATTTATAACTGATTGAAAATTTGCTATTCTTTTTCCAGTGTTCATTTCTGCCCCCTAATAATCTTTTTACCATAATTATTTTCCCAATTTATTATATCATTTTGATCGTTTAGTAAGGGCTGGCCTTTAATGTTTAAACTTGTGTTTAACAATAAAGGAACTCCAGTTTGCAAATAAAATTTATTTAAAACTCTATACAATCCAGGGTGCTGATCTTTAGTAACAGTTTGTACTCTTGATGTTCCATCAATATGTACTACAGAAGGAATTTTTTCTGGCTTTATACACTTTACAGTGTATTGCATGTATGGGCTTTCAAAATCCATATCAAACCATTTAGAGGCATGCTCAGCCATTATTACAGGAGCAAATGGCCTAAACAACTCTCTTTGTTTAATTAGATTAACCTTATCTTTTATGCTTGGATCTCTTGGGTCTGCCAATATACTTCTATTACCTAATGCTCTTGGACCATATTCTGCTCTTCCTGATGCTACTGCTACTATACCGTCTTTTAATATCCCGTCCACAATTTCTTGAACTGGGTAATCCCCACCTAAATCATGACCAAGGTATGGGCTATTCCAGTCAATGTGCTTACCGTACAGAGCTGCTGCTGCTCCAAGAGATGACCCTGCGTCACCAGGGTTTGGCATAATCCAAACATCGTTAAATATTTTCCAAAGCAGCGGGTTGGCTGAAGAGTTTAGAGCACAACCACCCATAAAGACAAGATTACTTTTACCCGTTAGTGAATGAGCCATACGCATAAATTCGTTTAGTCTTTGTTGATAAACCATTTGTACTGCAGCTGCAATATCAAATCTGTCCTGTTCTGATTTTACCCAGCCCCAATCAGTTATACCTTTATGAAAATTATATTTTTGTTTATCATAAGATGGAAAGTATTCATCAACCTTTTTATAATACTTTGTCCAATCACCATACCCCGCCATACCCATCATAATGTATTCTTCTTGGTTTGGCATTAACCCTATTAATTGCGTAAATGCAGAATAGAACAATCCAAATGATACTGGGTAGTTTTGCTTATATTTTAATTTAATCTTTTCTCCTTGACCAACCCAAATTGTGGAAGTATTGTATTCACCAATAGAGTCAAGAACTACAATTACTGCATCATTAAACTTGCTTGTATAGTATCCAGCACATGCGTGAGAGTAGTGATGGCTAAAATATTTTACTGAAAGATCCATTGGAATATTTGGTTTCCAGTCTGAACTTCCTCCCCTTAAAAATATTCTAGATCTTTTAAGCTGTGGCCTTTCGTAGTACGCTATATGTGTTGGAGTACCATAGTTAAGCATATCAATGTATATGTTTTTATTGTTGTACCAATCGTTTTTTTCTTTACTATATCGCTCTGAATGTGCAGCAAATAGTATCTCACCGTCTTTTAATAAAGATATGGATGCGTCGTGAGATGTTTCATTGATACCGAGTATGATCATTAGTATATAAACTTATCCTTATTTTTATTTTTTATAAATAAAGATTTAATCTTTTTAAAAATAATATATATGTAGTATTGAATTTTAATGTTCACGGAAGTCTATATCTCCAAACTCCTCTATGTCTTCTATTGGAATGATACCCTTGCTTAAAGCTATACGATATCCTTCTTCTGTAAAATTATACGTGGCCCGAAGATTTTCATCATACTCAACTTGCATCAGTTCGCTATTAACAAGATCTATTAGCTCAGACTCTACGTACTCTTCATGAGCCTTCCACAAATCTGGTGCTAGCTCTGAAGTAACAGTTTCATTTAATTCAAATATTGCTTCGCCGTCCTCTGTAAATCCAGCAATTTTAATTGCACCAATATCGATATAGTGCTGAATTTTAAGCATTATATCTTCTTCGTCATCATAATCTTCAAACATTTTTCCTCCTGTGCAACAAGTAGGACTTGAACCTACGATTACCGAATTATGAGTTCGGGGCTTTAACCAACTAAGCTATTGTTGCCTAGTTGAATTATAGTATTTTATTATCAGTTTTGTCAATAGATTGCTCAACTATTTGCTGAACATATTCTGAAAAATGCTTTCTAATACTTCCTGGTGGCCTGTGACCAATGTCAGACCATACTCTTTTGTACTCATGGATGTTGTCAAATGTCGTTGGGCAAACTAGAACTCCATCATATTCTTTTAGCCTTGTTGGAAGAGGCACATGTTTACTGCAACACTTACACTCTTTAGCTTTTTCTTGGTATATACTCATACTATCTCCATTCCACTCAGCGCTTCAGAAAGATCTTTAGGCATTGATGACGGAGCCTTAATTAAATTTGGACTTTCTTGCTTTAAGCTATCTCTATATTGTTTTTTTACGGAAGAATAATCATGCACCTCAATGTCACCAAACGCTTCTCTTGTTAAGCTAATTGCATTATATATTGAGCCGCAAACAGCATCGGCCAAGTCTTTTGATCCTTTTCTTGGGTGATCAACCTTGTCCCGCATAATTCTTAACTCAAGCAATTCATCTATAAGTAAAGGTATGTGAGGGCCTTTTACTCTTTCCTCTAAAACAACCATGGCCATATCATCATAATGTTTTTTTGCAACAGATAGCGTTTCAGTGTTTATTCCATATTGTTTTAGCTGCTGCATCATATCGTGAGAGTTCCATCTATCAAAAGTGCATATTCTAATATTAAATCCCCTAGATCTAAGAGACAGTATGTAGTCTCTAACCTCCGCAAAGTCTACGGACTTGTCTGAAGTAGGTGTCCAATACATTACAGCATCCACCTTAACAATTGGCGCTGGCTGAGAGTAAGTATCAGTAACCTTTACGCTAACGAACTTTTCAATATGAGCCATAGATACAGCACAATGGTCGTGTTTTTGAGCTAAGTCAACGTGTATGTAATAATCTTTATCATCTTCTGGCAAGAACCAGTCTTCAAATCTTCCAAATCCATCTACGGCTATTGATAGATCGTTGAATGCCATTTCAATCTTTTCACGAGATTTAAAGAAAGCATCAATTGCTTCTGGAGGCATGCAAGCAAATCTTCCTAGAGCATCTGTTACATCTCTATAGAATGCAATTTTAAAATCTTCAATACTTCTGGTTGGGTTAACTTCCCAGGTAGGCCTACGTATCGCATAAACCTTTGGATATTTGTAAGACACAATTTGATCTTCATCCCAGAATATATCAAACTCGTTGCCTACTGTATTCTCTGGAAGATCTGGATCCAACTTAAATCTATGAGATCTTGCTATAACTTCTTTTTCTGAAATGATTTCGTCATATCTTTGCTGGATATAATCATTCTTAAATCGTGGGAAAGAAAGGAGAATTACCTTGCCGTAATCTGGGAAACGAGAATCTACAGATGCCCTGTACATATCATAAATACCACTTGCAGTTTTTGCCTGATCGTGACCGCTTGTGCTATCTAATGCAAAGCCAGAGATCTCGTCTAGTACGGCTACAAGAACGTTATACCCTTCAAACGCTTCTCTTTCTGAGTGTCCAGAATAAACAGTAACATTCTTATCAAATTTTATTTCTGAAGCTTTTTCAAAGTACTTACCTACAAACCATGGTGAATGTGTTACTCTGTTTTTAAAGCCTTTAAAAAATACATTGTTTGCCTGCTGAGCGTTAATAGCAATATTAATAATATCAATTGAGTCACCTGGAGGCTTGCCATAATAAGATGCGGGGTCCTTAAGGCATAATAGTAAATATACTATATAGGCAACAGATATAGTTGAGCAATAATCTTTTCCGCTACCCTTACCTAATTGAGCAACAACCTCATTGCATGTTTGCTTATATCTTAATGATCCTTCTTTTTCTCCGAACAGCTTAATCAAAGTCGACTCTTTATATATCTGAGAAGATTTCTCTATAAGAGTATATTGATTTTCAGATAACTCAGGAAGACCCAAATAGTTTTTATCAGTTACAAACGTTCTTAAATCGACAGGTCTTTCTTCAAACTCTTCTCCGTCAAGTATATCGATGAGGTCATCAAAATTAAATTCCACTGACTTCCTCAATAATCTCTATTGGTTCAACAATTCCAGTAATTTGTGATAAGCGCTTGGCTACTTCCATTTTACACTTAGGGCACGTTGCAGTTACTTCTTTTAGAATCTTAACTAAGACTTCTTGCTTTCTTTCCGCCTCTGCTATTTGTCCTGCCATTTCAGCGTTATCTAGTAGACCAACTTCCTGAAGCATGCCAATTCTTTTGCCTTCTATATCAGCAATTAACTTGAGAGCACCAGACTTAACGCTAAGTTGACCCGCTTGATCTGCATCTTCAACTGTTTTCCATGCTTCCTTTATTAGCATTGCATAGTGTTGATCAGCCCCAGAGATAGCCTCTTTAGCACGTTCACGGGCCGATGTGTCGTTGTGTACAACACTCTTCCACTCATCTATCAACTCAATGACTTCTGCCCTCTTAAGGCCAGTCAGGGTAGCAATTTGTGTGGGGCTGTTTCCCCTAAGTAGCTCTTCGACTACCTTATTCATGCGATCAAAATGATCAGCTAGCTCAATTTCCATATTACTTTATTATACTTCTAGTCGACTGAAATAGCAAATTCCTTGGCAACCTTTAATAGGATTAAATACCCAATAAGGTCATCAATATCATTATCTCCTGGGTATTCTTCACCCTTAATTAACCTATTTAATTTATCATCAATTCGGACATATAGCTGCTCTCTTGGTCCCGCCTTAGAAAATATACGAACTGGGTCAAGCGCAGAGTTACCATATGAAATATTTTTCTTTATAAGCATATGAGCAATATCAAGGCAGGTGCTTAGGATTTCTTTTCCAGCTTCCGTTCCAACTGTAAGCAAGTAAAGATCGTCATACTTAAATTCTTTTGAATCTGCAAAAACTGGCTTTGGTGTCATTTTATTAGCCCCTTTTCTTTTAAAGCTCTATATATGGTCATAACTGTTACACCACATTCTTGTGCTATATTCTCCATAGTCTTTTTTTGGACAACATATCTCCTGTACAGCCATTCTTTATTTTTGTACAATTTCACAGATGGTCCCACCTAAAATGCTTTCTGTATGACTCTAGATCGATAACATTTGGGTCTACCCACCAATCTTCTGACTCTGTTCTAACAACAAGTGAGTACCCCAATGAATCAAATATTTCTCTTTGAACATCTCTCATTGCAATATTTCTCCAGTACATATTGGCATCGTGCTCAAAAGTTATAACAGTAAACCTGTAAGAGTTAAGGGGTACGGCAAGTAGTCCATGAAGGCTTGTGTATGCGCTTCCATTTGGTCTTCCATCTAGATTGTATCCAGAATCAATATCTATCTGTAGATAGTCTATTTGTTTTGGAAATGAATTTTCTTCAAAGTACGAGATATAATTAAAATCAAGGGCATCTCCCATACATGGATTAGACCTATTTTCAATAAACTCTTTTCTAAACTCTTCTCTTATTTCAAACGAAACCCCTTTCCATCCAAATTCATTTTCTAGCTTATGGGTATTGCTTCCATTTTTTGAATGAAAGGCTCCCAACTCAACATAATATCCGCCCTTTTTATTTTCAAGCAGCTCTAAAACAAACTCTTCTTGTGCGCTTATCTCATTCCATATTTGTGTCATTTATTTGTTAGAACCTCTCTAGCGTAATAAGCTATGCCGAATGCATCAGCTACATCAAAATCTTCTATTTTCAATCCATGTTTTTTATTAAAATAATCTGCTGTTCTTTGCTTACGCATGTTTCGTAGTTGGTTCTTATACCAAGAGTCTGCGTACCCTGGATTGGCTAAGCGTATCGCTGCCTTTTCTTCTTTAGTAGGATTCTTGTTCCCAATATACGCTTGCCAAGAGCTTGGAGATATAGTAATAACTGAAGCACCCGTAGACATAAGTTCAGCAATAACAACACCATAAACATAGGATAATTTTATCACAGCATCTGGTGATCTGACAAGTATAGCACCTTCTACGGCAATATAATCACTTTTTAATTCATCAAGCATCATAGAAACTCTAGTCTTAGCATTATATATTTTTTCATATATGTCATTGCCTACTAAATTAATCTTACCCCATTTGATTGGAGTGTTTCCTTCAATTAAACAGAATGCAACTGATGATGTTGATGCATCTATGCCAAGAACTCTGCTTGCATTTGTCCTAGATAATTTCGCCAGAGTCATTTAGCATCCTTAATATCTTATTTCTATCAGATTTTGAGTTATCTTTTTCACATTTAGAGCATATGTCTAAAGTATTATACCTACTTAAAGACGACTTGCATGATTTGCAGTATCTTTTTTGACCAGATCTAATTGCTTTTTTCTCATAATACTTCTCCATGATCTTTTTATTTGTTGCAACTCTACAACAATCATCTGAGCAATATTTTTGATTATGTGTTTTTGGAGTAAACTCTTTACCATTCATACAATCTTTATTGGCGCATATCATTATGAAGGAACCTTAAATCTTTCTATTTGCACCGTTCCAACAGGAGTATCCTTCGAATAACACTCTTTTTTAATAGGGCAGTACGTGCAAGGCATCTTAGTTTTTGTTGCGCCTTCTGGCTTCATTGGCAAGTCACCGTCCTTAAAGTTATCCCAGACTTCCCTCATCCACAGGAACGTATCCTCAATAATCTTTTTGTTTCTCTCATTCATTGATACTGGAATAATCAATATCTCTTGAGTGTTCTTGTTTTCATAAAGAAAGAAACCTTCTTTTGCATCTTTCAACTTCATGTAAGTCAGTAGCTGAAGTAGGTGGTTTGCAGATGGGCTCATTTCAGCCTGTCTTGTATCCCACACTTCTTGCTTAGCCGTTTTAATTTCACCGATTACTGTCTCGCCATCATACTCCATGATAAGGTCAATAAAACCTCTAATTGGAGGATACTCGTTTACAATCTCTTCTTCTTCAGCTTTCCATTGTGGCATAGTTTTAATCAAGTTCTGAAGTCTTTCATGGGCCTGAGTTCCTTGAGCCATATTTGCAACTGCAACCGCATCGTTATTATCAATAAAGACAGCTCCTGAAAAAGCCATATACCAATACCTTGGGCATGTTCCATGACCATAACCCAAAGAACTTGGACTAAAAGATTTTTTAGTCATCTCTCCGTCTGCTCTTTTAGTATTTTTATATGACTCATCAAGCATTGATGCAAAAAGCTCTGGGTCAAAAAACTTACCAGTGTGCTTCTTGAACTTTAAATTTTTTACTATGTTTCTACCCATTACAAGTTATACCTAACGACATACTTAAGTGCATCTACAAGTTTGTCTATGGACTCCTTTGCTGAATAATATATATTCTTCTTGTTATTATTTGTTGTTCCAGCTTTATCTTTTGCTATTGTTGAATAATAAGATGCCATCATAGCAAACTTAGTGGACATAGCCTGAAGCTCAATAATAAGTTGTGGGGCTTTTGCAGCAGGAACATCTGGATTCAATAACAGTTTAACTATAACAGCCAAAGCTCTGTCTAGCTGAGCATCATTCATATACTCATGAAGATCGTTAAACTCAGTAATCGAGTTAATTAACTCTAGTGTATTTTTATCCTCTGTCATTTTTAATCTTCTTATCCCATTTATCCATTAAAAGGCCAACTCCGTAGCCTACTGCAAATCCTAGCATTACTCCATAACAAAATATTAACATCACATAATCCTTTGAACGAGTCCATAACCTAACCATAGGCCAAATATGCCCATGAGGCCAGAGAATACTGGAGGAGCAGGGATAGGCAGCCTAAATAGACTAAATATCCCTCCCACACCAATTCCTACTAGTGTTGTAAGAACTATCTCTTTCATTAAAACGGAACCTCTGCATATGTCTTGTATGAAGGGAAATCGTTATTTCCTGGTGCCTTGTCCTTAGATAAGGTGTAAGCTGTTACAGAGATTGAATCAGCGTTAATCTCATAAGAGCTTCTCTTTACGCCATCTTTATCTGTCCATGTATCTTCAAAAATCTTTCCTACAATAATAACTTCCATGCCCTTTTTAATTACAGACTTAGATTGATCTGCAAGCGTTCGCCAGGCCTTTACTGTCCACCAAGAGGTGTTCTTGTCTTCCCACTCCCCAGTAACATCATTCTTAACACGATCATTAGTAGCAACTCTAAAGCGAAGTCCATTTGATCCCACAGCTTCTGGTTCACTACCAACTCTTCCAACAATTGTAATAATTGGATTAGCCATTTTTATTTTCCTCCCAAAATGTGATCAGTTCTTCTAGTACTGACCACTCTATGATTCCAAGACGGACCTTGAAATCCCCTCCGATAATAATTTTAAGGGCAGGGTGCATATCCCTACTTACCTTAAAAGTATCTGTACAGATTTTAGCCCATACATCTTTGTTTAAAGTAAACGATGCTTTGGCTTCTTTGTAATCTACTAAAAAGTTTTTCCATTTAGCATCGCCTTTTTGATACTCACCACGGCCACTATTTTTTTGTGCTTTAGCGCCATCTCTTTTTACTTCTGCTCTTTCTGACATTAGTTAAGCTTATGCTTTGTCTCATGACCATTTGAACATGTCCAATACATTTCAAAAGTAGCTTGATTAAAATTATAGAACGGAACTGAAAGATCACACTTACTGCATGGTCTTTCCTGATCTATTCTTTCAACCCTGCTATCTTTAGGCTCTTCAGTTTTAGAAGCAAAAAATTCATTAAGATTTGGCATTTATCTCTCCTATTAAGTTGTCTACAACATCTGGATTTTCCTTTAAATACGCTACAGCCTTTGCACGTCCTTGAAAACGTTCTCCATTTACTGTATACCATGCTCCACCCTTTTCAATAATTCCACACATTTCTGAAACATCTAATGTCTCACCAACATAATCTATACCGAGAGATTCTCCTTGGTAGTAGAAGTCATACTGTCCAGATAAATTTGGGGGACCGACTTTGTTGTAATCAACAATCCAATTGACTGGCCTGCCAACTCTTTGCTCAATAATTTTGTCACCAACCTTAATGCCAGCTTTAATAGCATTAGCTTCGGCTTCCGAAGACCATAACTTAATAACTGTAGATGAGAAGAATTTAACTGCCATTCCTCCCGTGGGTATGTGGCTAGCATGCATAGATCCAAACTGGTTTCTTTGTTGTGAAATGAGAACGAGTAATGTATTTTTGTTTGCATAGTTTAACATTTTGACTGCGTGGGTCATATCCTTTGCTTCTGCGCCGATTTGCTTTGTGTCTTGCAAGTCTTTCATTTCATTTCCATCTTTTTCAAAATAGATGGCTGGAAGCAAAGCTGAGATTGAATCAACTACAATTAAATCTACTCCTGCTTCCATAAGTTTTGTTGCAACATCCACCATATCATTAACTGTTTTAGCTGGAGAATAAATCAATTGCTTAGAGTCTACACCAAGCTTCTCTGCCCACTCTGGGTCATAAGAATGCTCTGCATCAATCCAAGCACAAGTTTTTCCTTCTTTTTGAGCAAGCGCTATCATTTGTAGACAAAAAGAAGATTTTCCTGCTGACTTATTGCCCCACACAAGTATCTGTCTTCCGTAAGCAAATCCACCATTTAATGCTAGGTTTAATCCAATGCTCGGTGTTGGCTGCTTCTCTATTTGAATATCAACAGCAGACTGAACTCTGGCCCTTGTCTTTGGGTCAAGCTTAGCTAAAATGTCGTCTAGTTGCATTTCCATCAATTAATCATTAGCCAATTCATAGTCAGATTTAGATCCTAGTGGCTCTAGCTTAAACTCAAATGACAAGTTCTCATCATTGTATGTTACAGAAAGCTGCGAGTCTTCCTTGTTAGAGTTAATAAAATCTTCAGTTGGTATCTCAATAGATCCAATTTTATTTAAAATTGCAACCAGAACCTTTGTTGCATTCATAGTCTTAAAAACATCTTCATTGTTTTCTGTCATTTTACTTCCTTAACCATAAGTGTTCCATCTTCTAAAGTTTTTAGAACTGGCTCGCATGTCATTCCTTCTCTCATTTTTGCCAAAGAGAGCGGGTACATACTTGAAAATACAATTGCTCTATTTAAATTCTTATCTTTATCTGACATAACTAAGTGTGCCATAGTTTTACCAGCTTTTGTTTTATATGGTGTATAGCTTATCACAAACCTTTGATTTTCGTCAATAGGGTACGACTGTGCATATAGGTATTTAACAAAAGCATCCTCAGAGTCTTTGTTAATTAAATCAACTTCTACATATCTAGATATTCTATTGTCTCCAACAAGAACAAAATACATTTTATTTGTTTCTATTTTTGTTTGCTCAATATCAAAAAGACCTACTGATCCGCTTTCATCAACAAGCTCGATTCTTGACCAACCATTTCCACGCTTTATACTCTTTGCCATTCCAAACATAACAAAAGATCCAAGTTCTTCAAACTCATCAATTGGTCTAGCCTGTGCTTTAATCTTTGGGTCTAGATTAGAAAGATTAAATGAAGGTATTCCTAAAAATTCGTAATAAGACTCGGCTTCTTTACCGCTTCTAGGGTTATCATCAAAAGCAGCCCCGCCAATAGCATTAAGAGAAGAAATGGCCCTAGAATTAATACCACTGCCTTTCTTGGATGCTTTGTCAACAAAGTCTTTATAATTTTCATAAGGTCTCTTTTCTATAATCTTATTTGCAATGCTGTCTGAAATAAATTTAACTTCTGCCAATCCAAACCTAATAGAATCTTTCTGTAATGAAAAGTTTACATCAGACTCATTTACATGTGGAAGCTTTACCTTAATGCCAAGTCTTTTTGCTTCAATCAGATATCCTGTTCTGGCGTCTTTGTCTCCTTCGTTCTTAAGGATCGAGAATAGAAATTCCAAAGGATAATAACACTTAAGCCAAGCGGTATAATAAGAAAGCATAGAATAAGCGACAGCGTGACTGCGATTGAATGAGTATCCAGCATGTGCTTCGAAGTTTTTCCAGAGGTTTTCTGCTTCATCGGCGCTGATATGCTTCTTAGCGCCCTCAATAAACTTATCTTTAAAAGGACTGAGTTCTTTTGCATCCTGCTTCTTACCAATAACCTTTCTAACCTTGTCCGCTTCCGACCAAGTCATTCCGCCCAAGTGTACGCATGCTTGCATAACCTGCTCTTGATAAATAATAACTCCATATGTATTTTCTGTGAAAGGCTTCATAATAGGATGAGTGTAATGAACTGCTTCGTCCCCATGCTTACGCTTAATGTAAGAGGAACCAACCGTATTCATTGCACCTGGGCGCACCAAAGCGTTAGATGCAGCTAAATCTTCAAACTTATCCACCCGCATCTTTATAAGAAGGTTTGTGTATGGAGTTGCTTCTGCCTGAAATATTCCCTTTGTGTATCCATCATTAAATATCTTATACACATTTTGATCATCAAGTGGTATTTCATATAGATTAATTTCTTTACCCGATCTGTCCTTAATTGTTTTTAAGGTATCAGAGATTACAGATAAAGTCTTAAGTCCTAGGGCATCTAGTTTAATAAGACCTATATCTGCAACCGTATCCATATCGTATGCCACGACTGGAATTCTTCCAGACACTTCATCGTTTGCATCTGCTCTAGACTCTATTGGAGCATACTTTCTTAAATCATCTTTTGCTACTACAACTCCAGCAGCATGCACTCCAACGCTGCGAATTTTTCCACGTAGCTTTTCAGCAAGCCAAGTTACCTCTGGGTATTTTGTTCTAAACTCTTTTGTATTTGGTGAATCCATAAAGTCTTCAAATGTGTCAATAGATTTCATTGCACGATTTACATCAGACAGCGGAACCATAAATACACGGGCAGCATCACGAATAACACCCTTATCCTTAAAATAAGTAAATGTAGAAATAGATGCGACGTGCTTAAACTTCTTTTTTAAGTAATCCTTAACCTCTTTGCGGCGACGGTCTTCAAAGTCAGTATCGATATCTGGAAAGTCATTTCGCTCTGGATTAATAAAGCGGAAGAATAGAAGGTCATACTTAATAGGATCTACATCTGTAATTCCAAGAGCATAGCAAACTAATGAGCCTGCAGCAGAACCACGGCCAGGACCAACCATAATATTATTTGATTTAGCCCATGTAATCATATCGGCTACAACTAGGAAGTATGATGCAAATGACTTATCTTTAATTATAGATAACTCTTCTGCAATTCTATCCAAGTAGACCTGATCTTTGTCCAGAGATAGTCTTTTAAGGCCTTCTAAGGCCATATCAGACAGTTTCTTGTCAGCATTGGTCTTTGGGATAGGGAGCAGATCTAATCCCCTATTGAAGTCATATTCTTCAATCTTATCAGCAATTTCCATTGTATTATCATATATATCTGTACGAGTAATACCTGCTTTATTAAAGTCCGCCTCAATTTCAGACCTACTTTGAATAAATAAATTATAGTCTGCAAATGATATTTTACGGTCTGGATATAGGTAATTAAATCTATCTAGCATATCTGGCATTTGCCTAGACATTTCAAAGTCTGCATCTTTATCTGATTTAGGAGATGTAGATAGAATAAGCATTGCTTCTTCTAATACTCTATCTTCTTCTTTAGCAAAGTGCGAATCACCTGTTGCCACAGCCTTAATTTTAAGTTCATCTGCTAATTCAAGCAGCTTCGAATTTATTTCTTCTGGGTTGTGAGACTGTACCTCAATATAAAAATCTTTACCGAAAGTTTTTTGAAAGTCTTTGAGAATAAGTTTAGCTTCAGAGAACTCGCCTTTTTCGATAGCCTTAGAGATAAGACCATTAAGGCATCCAGAGAGTACAATAATACCTTCCGCATATTCCTTAAGCACCTCCCTATCAATACGTGGCTTATGATAAAAGCCTTCTGTCCATGCAAGCTCTTGCAGGGTGTTGATATTCTCTAAACCCTTTTTATTCTTAGCTAAAAGAATAATATGATTATACGCCTGAATAGATTTATCCGTTTTAGAAGATCTATCAAATCTATCTGTTGGTGATATATAAGCTTCAACTCCTAAAATAGGCTTTATGCCAAGCTTCTTTGCCGCAATCTGCATATCTCTATGAGAAGACAATGTCCCATGATCTGTTATAGCAATTGCTGTTTGCCCTGCATCTAACGCTGCCTGACACAGTTCTTCTGGCGAGTTAAGACCGTCCATTAAAGAATAATAAGAGTGAACATGTAAATGCGTAAATGTCATTTAAATAACTCCAAGCCTACGTACCATTTAAAAAAGTAAATTCCGACTTCCCATTCATTTGCAATTGGATATCCCCAGTTATGTAGGTATATTCCGAATGAATAGCTAGCAATTTGTGTACCACGATTAACTTTAATTTTTGTCATTAGTATCCACCACAGCATTCATTTCTAGTATGATATAGTCTAATTTTAGTTAATATCTTTTTTGTTGGTGCATACAAATCTTCTTTGCAACATCCGCATTTCATGTGCCATTCTCTGGCAAAAAAATCATACAAGGCGCCCGTGTAGTTTTTATACTTATTGGAAACAAAAGTTTCAAATGGGTCTGGGATTTCGTATGTTCTCATTGTGCTATTCTACTAAATAATGTGGAGGCGGTCAATACCGCCTCCACTATTTAATACTACCAGTCTACGCTGCTGCTTGTTGAAGAAGATTCTCTTTCTTCTGGAGCTGATTCTCCAGTATAGAAAGCTTCTTGCTCTGCGTATGGTACGCTTCTGACTGCTGTCTTCTCTAGATCAAATAGCTCTACAGCAGAGAAATCAAATGGCTTCTCATCTTTAGCAAGTGGGATAATTGTGTAGCTTGTGTCTGTCTTAAGACCACTACGCTTTACACGCCACATTAGGTTTGTGATGCTTCCCATTTCGTTTGCATATTCGATTAGCGTTGGTGTAATTGTTTTACCGCTTACGCCCTGAGAAAGAATTGCCACATATGGCTCAGTCTTTCCGTCATCAACTAGAACATTAATGTATAGTCGTTTCCTTGCACCCCAGCCAGCCTTTGGATCCTTGCGATGCTGCTCTTGAGCCCAGTCACGGCCTTCATCTTCCATTGTATCTAGTGCCTTACGGCGATAATCTTTAGGGTTTGTGTGCTCAATTGCAAAAAATCCGCAACCCATCTTTTCATTATAGTGTGGTGAATCTGGATCAAGCTCTTGCAGGAAGCGAATCTTTACTGCTTCTCCATCTTCAATCTTTAACCACTTTGCCTTGCTATCTTCTGAACTTGTGTATGTAACCTTGTCCATTGCTTTTGTCATTCCTGACAAACCTTTTACTATTCCCATTTTTTCTCCTTATGTATGTAACGGTATATATCCGTTTGTAACCACGTATTTTTAAGTTCGATATTCAAAATTAGATATGGCATTTGTTATACAGGCTTTAATATCTTCATCAGACATGTCACCTGCATCTTTTACACCCTCTGGATATATTCTACCATAAGAATGCGATGCCCACAAGATGTTTTTATTACTTAATTTATAAGCAATTGCTGAGCCTAAATCTCTTCCCGCCTTATCCGCATCTGTCATAATTAGTACCGTATTAAAATACCTATTTAGCAAACCTAGATTATCCCCAGATATGTGTCCACCTAAAGTAGCGACAACGTTTGGGAATCCTGCCTGGTGAACACGAATTGCATCGAAGCTGGACTCAACAACAATAACTCTGTCTCCAATTTTCTTTGCACGATGTATATTAAACATTGTTTTACTTCGTGGCAGGTCTTTACTATTCTTAAATCTTTTATCTGATATAGATCTACCTACAACGCCGACTGGAATTCCGTCTGGACTATGGACTGGAACAGTTACCATATCCATGTTGTCCGAGTACCCTAATGAAAAATACTCAATTGATTCTAAATTAATTCCACGAGATTCTAAATACTGTTTAGCCTTGTCATTACTTACAAGGCTGTTGTGCAAGTTGTCTAATGTGTCTTTTGAAAATTCAACAAAGTCTGGCTTATCTTCTAGCATGCTCTTAAGAGATTCATCAAAATTTTCTAGGGCTTCTGACTGCTTAGATTCAATATACCTTAATGATTGAAATTCATTTTTGTTTAATATTCTTTTAACTAAATCACTAAGGGTCCCAGCTTCTCCGCAAGATGGGTTAAAACAAATATACGCACCTTTTGTTTTGCTAATACTAAAGCTTGAAGTGTGTCTATTTGAATGAAATGGGCAGTATGCTAGGTAATCATTTGATGTTTCACCTACCATATCTATGCCAAGGCTTTGAACTATTGATTTGATATGGGCAGGGGTGTACTCCGAGCTATCAACTTGCCTTGAGTTATACCCTCTAATTGCCATGCCTTCTTCTTTCCTACATAGATTCCGTGGATAGTCATTAAAAACTTCCAAGTCTGTCCGTCAAATTCTACCGAAAAAGCTGGGTCTATGTCAAGTACTCTGGTATAACCAGAGTCTTTCATCTGCCCACTAAGTAGATCTTCGTATTGCCTTTTGACCCTGATCATATCAGAATCATCTAAAAACTGAACCTCTATCTGAAACCTTTTAATATTTTGATGAGTCATTGCTTATCTCTGGAAGGTCTTCATATATAGGAGTAATAACTCCTCTATTGATATCCCAATCAAGGAAGAATCTAAAGTCGTGGCCGTGTCTATTCTTTCTAGACACAACCTCAATTAGATCAGTATTGGCATGCTTATGAATAGCAATAGCCATATCAGCATCATACTCAATAGCCTTAGACCAAGCAACTTGGCTCATCATTGGGGGTTGCTTTTGATCTGAAATATCATCTGCTGTTGCTGCGGTGATATCAATAATTGGAATTCCGTTTGTAACAGCAAGCAGCTTAAAGTCTCTTGAGATATTTCTATTTCGCTCAACTTCAGAATTGCTTCGCTTGTTATCATTAAATAGTTGATGATAATCAAGGATAACTAGATCTGGTTTATGCTGATCAATCTTACCTTGGATTGTTGCTGGTGTAACTTCTCCAGCACCCTCATTAGAGACAAGAATAAAACTATTCTTTCCTTCGGTCTTTTTCTTTCCCCATGTCTTAAAGCTATCAATATTAATATCTCCTTTAGACAAGTCGCTTGCTCTAAACAAACCAGATCCAAGCATTGTATAAATTCTATCTCTCATGTTTTCTGGAGCCATCTCAAGAGAAACAATCATTGGCTTAAACCCTTGCTCCCATGCTTTACATGCAAGGTAGGAGGTAAACCATGTCTTACCACGCCCTGGCCAGCCAATAGCAACAATAAGGTGTCCTGGGGCCATTCCTGTTGGGTAGGCTTTGTCAATGGCTTCAAATCCAGTTAGGATACCTGGACTACCACCCATAGCCAAAGATCTAGTTCTTACTGACTCATAGTGTCTTTCGGCTGAATCCAAATCTGTGATATCTAAATCTTTAACATTGTTTGTGTATCTACTCAATGTTGCTAGCTGAGATTGCATAGTTCCAAGCACTCTGGATGGAGCATCTTCTTTTAGCGATGATCCAGCCTGTAGAAGAATTGTCTTTAGTTTATTTCCAACGAACTCATTCTTAAGCTTGTCCAAATAATATCCAGTCTCACCTTTAGTTTCAACTGGCTCGAAGTCCTTAAACTTATCTTGCAGGATTCCAGCTTCTGGAACTGCTCTAAACTTGTAGTAGTATGACTTAAGGCCTTCCCAAATATCTTTATGGGAAACAAACAGGTCGTCTGAGTTATCTGCAAGTATGGTGCTGATGTCTTTATTCTTGCATACCGCTGAGATTAGCTCGGCTTCTGTATTCATTCGTTATCCTCAATCATCTTTTTTGTCTCCTGCAACAGACGGCTTCTGTTAGCTTTATCTTCCTTAATCTGCATCATCATATCTTCTATTCTTTCAAAATTATTGTAGAAGAAGTTTAGTGGATGTCTATTCTTTCCAGTCTCAAAATAGTAATATAAAACATTCTTGGAACGCTCAAACCCTATGCTATCTATAACATCTTGCATAGCCCACTTCTCTTTATATCTATTTATTGTTGGCTTAGCATTGTACATGCCTTCATATAAATTAGAGTAAAGAGAAAGAAGGATATAGGGTTCTTTATTTACTGCCACGCAATTCCTCTTCTACTTCTTGTGTCTTTTGGATCAGCTTATCCTCAACAAACTTATACACTCTGTCTGCTGCTGCATCTACGGTTTCGCCATCTCTGACAAAATCATCGACACCAATTCCAATTTTAATGCTTTCAAAGTTTCCAAGATTTCTTGTAAAAGATAAGTCTACTCTAACCTGTGTTGCTTTATCCATTAGTGTTCCGCCTTTCTATGCCTACTCAAAGTGTCATGAGCAAATATGCCCCAACGCACTACTAATTCTTTCTTACATATTTCACAAACCACGACTCTTGTTGGTGCTACTCTGCTTTCCATACTGGCACAAAGTTCCCTTCTGTTGTCTTAGTATACAATATAGTGTTATGTTTGAGAAGAGCCCTCATCTCATTTTTTGAAGGCATGTTATTAGAATATCCTGATTCTAATATAAACTCATGAATGTCCATAATGTCCGATTCACTAAACATAAACTTATACCATGTGCTATCTACATTTCCAATTGGATATACTTTTTGAGGATATCTTATCTTCCCATCCAAAATATAATCTTCAATTGTAACCTTATGCTTGTTTAGCATTTGTGCAACCTGCTTAGTTGTATAAGCATTCTCCATAGTTTTTAACACTTGAGAATAAGAATATAATAACCTTTTTTTATCAGGATAGCACCAAGCAACCATTTGGTCTTTCGATCTTGAATGACTTAATACTTTATGTATCTTGTTATTTAAGAAGAAATACCGAATGCTTTTAGTTGGCTGTTTTCTCTTTTTTCTATCCATCTACCTAGTGCACTCGTATCCTTATTGATCATCCATCTTTTACCGCACATCATGCAGAAAAGCTCTACGTGTAATTTTTGAGAGAATACTCTATCTACAAAAACTCTTCCTTGACACTTATTGCATTTCATCATAGTGTAAATAGCTTCCCATCAACAACACATGAGTAATCTGGTGCCACATGGATCATTTGAATATGTGGATAGTCATTTACAATATGTGCAATGGCAAATCCCTTCTGCCAATCATGGTGCTGCATATATTTCATTCCTGGCCCCTTTTCATCACACATGTGCCCAAGCTCATAGCCTCGAAGTGTTTCCCCTTCGCCATTATTTCTAAGTTCATATGTAACTAAATGTGAAGCAATTCTATGAGAGTGTCCTCTAATTAATGAAACCTGAAGGTCTTCCATATCCTTACGAACAGATCCAGTTGATGCAATTGAAAGACCATGATGAACGTGAATATCTCCAAAGCGACGCTTTGGCAATTCGTTATAGTGTATATATTCATAACCCAATGAGTCAAGTCCCCAAAGAGCTTCTGGAGTTACCTCTGAAATATAATCAGGAAGCTTTGCATCTACATAGTTAAAGATTCTAACATCATGATTTCCAAGAGCGGAAAATAGCTGTGCCTCTGGAAGCATTTCTCTAGTCTTAGTGTAAAAATCTCTTGCGCCTTTTGCTTCATGTCGCATCATTGGAACAATAAGATCTCTGCTGTCTGTTTTATGCAAGTTTAAAAACTCTGCTGATCGGCCTTCTGTATATTTGCTATAGCATGCCTGATCGTCTGTGTCGCCAAGGTAGTCAACAACATCTGGTTTAAACCACTTCATTACCTTAAACCAAAGTGCGATCATCTTATCATCCTGATATGGGAATTGCTGGTCGGATGAAATCATCCACTTTAAATCGTTGCTCATGAAAACCCTTAATATATATAAAAGCCACGATGTCGTGGCTTAATGTTATAGTAATTGTAACATATTGACACATGGTGTCAATAGTAATTTACGAATTCTTAAAGAATCTTTTTGCCTGCACTAACCCAGTGAAAATTAATTGCAGTATCTCCTGTAGCCTTTTCGCTCCAAACATTTAGCATTGTAGCATCTTTATTGCCAGATAAAGCCCATCTAATATTAGTTTTACCTGGATCCTTTAACCTTGGTGTTGCAACAACGTAAGCCACCTCATAGTCTGCTCCCCAGCCAAGTTCAATTGCAATATTGTTATCGCTGCCAGCTTTTAGACCCTTTTCAAAAGTAACTACTCCAGCTTTTAAATGCATAACCGAAAGCTGTGTTACACTGTTTGCTGTGGTTGTGCTCAAGTTGTATGACCTATCGGATTGATCTTTAATATCATCAATCTGTTTTTGCAAATCCTCAAGCTTTTTAGGATCTACTGGTTCACCATCTTGAAACACAACTGTCATTTTAAACCTCTTCTAATTTAGCATCAAGAGACTTTGCGTACTCTTCTTGTGCTTCTTGTTTATTCACTAACTCTGTGACTTCCGCCCTCAATATAGCAATCTGAGTTTCATATCCAGAAACTAATTGACCGATTCTTTCTTGCAGGGCATTAACAATTAATTCTAATTTTTCCATTTTTACCTATTCGGCTAGTGCGTTTACGTCTGCAAGTTCTGAATTTAGAACAGACAGTTGTCCAGATATTTCTTGAATAGCATCTTCAATATTTGAAACTGATTCAGAATCTGGAGTAGTTTTAGCATTTTCTACTAATAGATCTATTTCTAATCCAAACTTCTTATATTCAAGACCCTTAAGTCTTGATTCAATTATTTGAACCTTATCGCTTTTTGATAGTATTGTCATTTTATTCCTCCTTTCATATTATAGCATTTAACTTTAATTAGTCAAGGGCCCAGTCCATGTGCCTCCTAAAGAACTTAATTCCTCCAACAAGACATCCTTTTTAAGTTTACATATGGACAATTCATGCTCTAAAGAATATTTTTCTTTAAAGTCTTCGGCATGGTCTATAAATGAGTTTATGATAAACTCAATATTATTAAGCTTTTCAATAAGCAAATTTATTTTTTCTTGATTAGTAATCACTATTTCTCCTATGTATATGTGGTTGCAGTTGGTACCCAGGCTGAATAACTCGATGCCCCGCCACTATTTCTTGCTCTTACTCTAACTCTAGCATAGTTAGCATTAGTTCCGCCATATGGACTAACCAGCTGATATGGAGAAGCGGATATTCCTGTTACTGTATATCCTGTTGCAGTTAGTGGTGCAGCATTTGCTCCAGACCCATTTGAAGCTGTAAAAAATTCTATCTCATAGCTTGTAGGAGATCCAGTAGATGCACCCCAAGTAACAGCTCCGCTTCCACTAAGAGTAACTGAAGTTGGTACTCCTGGAGCGCTTACTGCAGCAGATGTTACTGATACTGAATTTGAAAATGCTGCTGTAGACCCAGCAGAATTTGTAGCTGTTACCCTACATCTAATTACAAAGTTAGACCAGCTAGTTGAACTAAATGATGAAGATGTTTGTCCAGTAGTAATCCAGTTTGCACCTTCTTGATACTGCCAAAGGTAGGCGTAGCTCGTTGGAGAATTTGACCAGCTTCCGTTAGTAGTGTTAAAAGTAGTTCCAGCTGCTCCTGAAGATGGTGTGACAGATGGGGCAGCGGTGTTTACTGGTGCCGCAACTCCTGTAGTTATTGGTCCAATTTCTTGACCACCTAGCCATGTAGTAGATGATGGAGAAGATCCAGCAGAGTTTGTTGCTCTTGCGTATGCCCTAAAATATCTTTGTCCTGAATTAAAATCTGCTTGTGTTGTTGTATAAGTGGAAGAAGTTACATTTCCAGGAGCTGCAACTAGAGTTTCAGAAGTTAAAACTCCAGCAGTTCCTCTATAAAGCCTAAGATCGTAAGTTATTGGAGTTGTACCGCTCCATGTTCCAACTCCAAAGGTAAGGGTGCTTCCTACTGGCAAACTTCCACTTAATGTCGGCTGCGCTGAATTTGATGGGGCAACTGCATTTTGATTCCATACAGCTGTTGCAGTTACATTTGTAGTTGGGGTATAAGATGCACCAGCAGTATATACAGTTCCTCCTATATTCCATCCACCGAATGTAAACCCTGTTCTCAAAAGTGTTCCTTGATTAGATATCGTAGCTGATTGGCTTGCTGATCCATATCTCATATACATAGTGATGCTGCTTGATGGAGTAAAAGATCCACCAATTGCAATTGGACCTGTTTGATTTGTGTTGCTGGCGGGATAGTCATAATAACCAGTATTTGTAAAAAATGCCTGAGTTGCAGATGGAACTGAGCCAGATGTTTGCCCAGTACTACTGTATGAAATAGTATATGATGCTTTTGATGCAGATGGCGCAGTATGCGAAAGTCCCGCATTTTGAGTTGTTGTTCCACCGCCAGTTCCACCATTTGTAGCAGCATCCCAGGTAACTGTATACTGTGCCTGGCCAACTAAAACGGTAGTTGGTGTTGTATAAACTTGGTTTGGAGAAACACCATTTGACCATGTAACTACTGCCTGAATTCTAAACCCTGCATCCACAGCACTAGTTGTATATGTATCTCCGCCAGTTTGTCTCGTTACATAAGCGCCACCAGCTCCATCATTTCTTTGCCATACCCAACTAGAGCTGGGTGCTGGAGATCCAGTAGCATTAGTTCTCCACAAATAGATTACTCCTCCGTTGTTTATTGAACTTATTGCTGATCCAGATGAATTTCCCATATAAGCAGATCCTCCAGAAGGAGCTACTGGTTGGACTGCATTGATCAATGTTCTATTATCATCGACTCCGTCTTGAGTTGAAATTCTATTCATAGATGCAGTTGATAGCAGAGTTGATGTCTGTGCTGTTGTGGCAGACCAATCTTGAGTTGCGTTTACACCATTTTGTACCGCTGTAGTACTTGGTGTTATTGTTGTTAAACTATTATTTACAATATATACGTCAGCATAACTTTGTCCCCAATAAAATTGAACTTGGTATCTTGCAACCTGTGCTGCATCATTATAATAATTACCCCAGTATGTTACCCAATAACTAGTAGAATTTGCAAAAGTCCACAGACCTCCAGTTGATATAGTTCCAGAAGCTGAAACAGCACCCTGTCTTAGGTCTCCAGCTAATGGCGCTAATGTTATTCCAGATGTAGGAATTGACCGCAACCCAGCTGGATCGTTCCCGCCCCAGTTAATATATCCATTAGTTGAAACATAAATATTGGTTCCAGAAGTAAATGCTGAAGGCAAGGTTACCCTTCTTTGAGATCCAGTAAGTTGATTATTTACATAAAAGGTATAGTTTGCGGTAGAAGTAGTAGAAAATGCAGAAGGCTTTGTAACAGATGCCAATGATGTCTGAGATCCTGCAGTTCCTGCTGTAGTCCCTCCTGTTTGATTTAAACCAGAATATGCTGTTACACCAGTTATTGTTACTGTAGGATTAGATGCCCCACCTATTGTAATTGATGCTGGCATTGAATTTGTGTTCAATGCAAATGTTCCATTTCCACTAGATGCTCCAGATATTGTATAATTTACTTTCCAGCTTTGTGCTCCAGTTGTTGAGCTTATATTAAACTGTAATGTTCTTAATGTTCCAATTGCTCTAGTTTGTGTGCTTATTGGAGAATTTGAAGCGGAAGAAGATATACCTACAACTGTTTCAAATGAACTACCTGCGCCAAGGAAGTTACCAGAAGAATCCCATTGGTTTAATGTTGTTATTGCTTGAACAGCTGGATTTGCTAATGTTCCTCCAGCTGATGACCCAGTTCCATAACTCCAAAGCTCGTATGATTCTGTATCGGAAGGAAATGCTGAAGCCATCTCAATAAGTACGTTATTTGAGGTTGTAGAAACTCTTTGTTGTACAGGCGCAGATGGAGTCTGTACGGAGCCTGTATTTGTTAACGAATATGTGAATGCATTAGGTGCTTGTGTAACTAGAGAAGTTGTTTGAACAACTGCCGTTACTCCATCAACGAGTGATTCAAAATCAGTTCCAGAATTAAAAACTTCTTCCATTGCATATATATAGTTTGAATTATCTGCCGATACAACTGTATATGAATATCCGCCTGTCTGTATTGGAGTTAGAGCTTTTAATTGAGATGCTGTTAATCCATTAGATGTGCTTCTATACCATTTAATTGTTGTTCTTGCTGCTTCTGGCTTGTAGGCCTCAGTAATATTCCAACCAGATGAATAGTTTATTATGCTTCCAACATTTGGGCTCGTATTGCTAAGAGCAGGTGCAGTAGAAAGAATTGGCTTTTCTCTAATAACTTTTATTTTTGTTGAAACAGACAGTCCATTATAAATAGAGTTGGCTGGGCCATTTACTTCAACTTCAAAACCTAAAAAATTTCTATCGGAGTTAGTTGAGTTTGTTGCTGTCCAAATACTTGATAAGAGCTGGTCCTGACCGTTACCTCCAGATGTTGGTGTCTGAACATTCCAAGTATTTCCGCTTCTTAAAGTTATACCGAGGCTATCTCCATTTTCATCATAAAGTTTCCATCTAAATGTGTATGATGATGCGGTCCATCCATTTAAATCCCATATAGCATTTTTGCCGAAATATGAATCACCTATTCTTATTACTGGGTAAGTAGCGTTTGGCATTCTATTTGCGTAAGTGTCTGATGCAAAATATTGTATGAAAGGTTCCCTTGTTTCAAAAATTCCAGACGTTGGCCAAATTCTTACCCATCCACTTAAAAATCTCATCCATATAAATTTAGCTGGAACCCAATTGGCAGCTGTTTTTATATATCCTTTAGTTGCAGATGTTGCAGCTGACCATGTAGATGATCCAGTTTTAACTCTAATAAAATTTGACATATTTTAACCTATTTGAAAATAGACGCTTCCTTCTTTTCCTATTGAAGAAGAAGGTGCTGCTGTACCTGCCGAAATCATTCTAACCGCCTGCGTTGTATAATCAAACCCATTAAGTAGTTCAAGATATCCCCTAAGCCTTGTCCAAGTTGCACTTATTTCAATTACTCCGCCACCAAATGTATTTGACATTCCTATTATAGCAGGATAAGCAGTTTCGGCTCCATTGGTTGCAACTGTTGGTGCGGATACAGTTAAGGATGGAAAGTTAGAAGTAAAAAGCGATCCTCCTCCAAATATACCAGTTCCAAAACCTGCTGCTACTCTGCCATCGCTAGTAGTTGAATCAGTTGAGGCGCCCTTAAACAAAATAGAGTCTTTGCTATTAACCGAATCAATTACAATTCTTCTTTCAGAAGCAGAAGAGCTTGTTCTAATAACTCCACCAGTTACTGTAGCACCTGAAATTGATCCGCCAGTAATTGTTCCAGTAGCAGATATATTTCCAGCAAATGTTCCGTTTGTAAATGTAGCTGCACCAGATGTATTTATTGAAAATCCTGCGGCAGATATTCCACTTAACCCTATTGTTATTGCGCCTGCGCCAGCTGTTACATCCCCATCAAACGATCCAGATGTTGCTCTAATTGTTCCTTTTACCTCTAAGATTCCTGTTGAATTTGAATATTTTATATATCTATCTGCGGTTCCTATATTGATTGCTGGGTATATAACAGTACCACTAAGCTCCCACCCTAAAAAGAAACCTGGATCTGGGCTGCTATACGAACTTTTTGCAACTGTTAAACCAGTAGATGTATTTAAATAAGATGAATGTATAGATCCTGCAGCTCCATCATTTATTCTTACAGCTAAATTTTGTGTTATAGCGCCATCTGCTCCAAATTTTACTGCTTTAGCCAATGCACTTTGAGAATTTGCTAATGCTGTAGCTAAATCGGCATCTGTTATTGCTTCCCATCCAGATCCATTATATCGATAGGGCTTATTTTTATTGCTTGAATTAATCCATAGGTCCCCACTAACTGCGCCAGTAATTCCAGTTGGAGATGTTGTTCCTCCAACAAAATATGTTTTATTTTTTAAGTTGGCTATAGTTCTTGCTGATTCTGAATCTTGCGCTAATACCCATTTGCTTACAGGAGCAACTTTTGTAGAATCATATATATAAAGTTTATTGCTATCATTTGTGTCTACCCAAGCATCTCCAGTTTTATAGGTGCCTCCAGTTGGCTCATCATTTTGAGCATAAATTTTAGAAGTATCTCCCAACAACCCACCTAAAGATGAGCCAGAGTCAGCAATTAGTTTTCCTTGTATGATAGCGCCACTAGCATATAGCTGACCATCTGCATTTACTTGAAAACCAGCTTGTCCGCTTGTAGCGTTGTTTGCTGCTGGAGCATTAGTTGTTCCCGCCCACAAAACAATATTTGATCCATCCGTAGATCTTGGCTTTATTCCAACATATCCGCCAGCATTACTTGCAAGGATAGAAGTCGACCCAGGTGTAGACCCCGAAGTTAAAGTAATTCCAGTAGAAGATATAGTGGTTGGCGATACAACCCAGCCTCCTATCTTAGCTCTATCTGTTGTAAAAGTAGGAGCATTTGCTGCAGCATTTGAAATTATTTGTGTTGTTTCTGTTCCATTTGCATCGTAAGCAAATACTCCTGTTGCATTTAGAGCAACTCTATTAGATGATGCTGGTGCGGTATCAAGTGGTCTAGCTATTAATGACCCTGCCTGTAGTATATTTAAATTTCCTTTTATTGTTCCCTTTTCAGCAATTATTTCTCCAGTTAAAACTACATCTGTTGCGGACACTTTGCCATCTGTATTAACTGTAAACTTAGAACCAACTTGCATTTCTCCGCCAAGAATTTTAATATTTCTTGCAATAACATTACCTGATGTAGTTACAGAAAATTTAGCGTCCTTTGCAGTATCTGTAGAATATCCTCCAGCTACTCCAGCTCCTGCCCAAAAAGCATATGTTCCATTAGGAGAAATACCAGTATATATATTTGTTCCTGAGCTCAAAACATTTTCAAACTTGTCAGATGAAACTATCCAATTACCTATCTTAGCCTTTTGAGTAATAAATGTAGCTGGAGCATTTGTATTAGTTGCATCCCATTTTCCAATTATTTGAGTAGTTGGGCTAGTTCCATTTAAATCATTGTCATCATATAAGAATAAACCTCTTTTGTTAATTACCATTCTTGCTTGAGACAATATTGGGTTATTACTTGCGTCTAAAGTTCCAGCAAATATGGAACCATCAGTTGCTATCTTGACTGGGTTTTCTATTAAACTTAGTGATCCAACATCTAATATCTGCACTGAACTAGCAGTAGACATTGAAGCATTTCCAGTAGATGATGTCCATTGAGCTTTTACCCAGACAGTATTCCCAGCATTTGCTTCATCATAAACAACAACTGGACTAGAGTTTGAAGATGCTACAAGAGTATAGGTTCCACTTTCTGAAGAGCTTTGATAAACATTTATACCAGTTGCAGCAGAATGAAAATTTGAAGAGACTACGTATCCATTTGCTGAACCAGAAACTGATATTGTTGTAATTTGTCCACTTAAGGCATTTGATTTAACGGCAGAAGAAATATTTGATATGTTTACTTGTGTTGTATTTTTATTTCTATAAAAATCTAAAGCGGTAACATATCCTGCCGAGAATGATAATGGATCTGCTCCCCAAGCATCTGTAATTTCTGTTTTGAATATCGTAACTGAAGTGTTTGCGGATGGAGTAGATGTAGGTATTAATTTTTCAAACCTTTTGGTTAAGCCAGAATAAGTTAAATAAATTTCTACGTCGGTTGGAACATTTTGTGCAGGCATTGCAAAAGAAACTACAAGATTTGAACCACTCCATGCTGCAGTTGGATTAACAATTGAATCTGGTGGGGTTTCATCTGTTTGATCAATTTTATCTGGAGTAACAGAAACTATATTACTATACCCAGTGTATCCTCCACGTACTCTAGAAAACCTTGCTCTTACTTGACGTGGAAGTGAGTTTGTTGTTGGAACATAAACTGGATTTGAGGTATACGATCCTTGATCTGCCCAAGTAGCTCCGCTGTCTGTACTTTCCTCTATATATATTTTATCAAATTCAGAATTATTTGTAAATGAAACATTATAAGACATAGAGCCTTTAGCTACTGAAATAACTGGAGCAGTTAACGGATCAACATAAGCAGATACATCATGTCCAACAACCGTGCTTGTTTGTAGATTTTTATCTCTTACATAAATAAATGCATCGTAATCTGTTTGAAATGCAGTTACCTGGCCAAATATAGCTGCCAATCGTGCTTCAGTAAATACAATTTTATGTTCTAGCGGTGGAATTTTAGATGGGTCAACACTTGTATACTGAGTAATGTCTTTACCGTCAGCAATTAGCTGTACCGCAAACGAATCAGACAGGCTATTCTTTGGTAGGGCTACATCAAATTTCCAAAATAAAACCAGATCTCTTTTGACCCATTCGTGCCTAACCTCAAAAACAGGGTTTGGCTGCTCTAATAATGTTATGCAAAATTCATTTGAAAAAGATGAAAATTTCCCTAGCTTAGACTCTGCTTGAAGTTTTACGCAGTAGTTAGATACCTTTGTCGCATTAATTTGTATTGTTCCTGCTTTTGTAAAAGATCCTGCATACTGTACATATTGTTCGCCAAAGTCTCCGCCTTTAATCCAGATGTTTACTTGCTTTAAAATAGATTCTGAATAATCTGCTACGCTTGAATCTTTTCCGCTCCATGTTACATAAAGAATAGATCCTATCGCATCTAAATCTTGTTCTCTAAATTGTGGCGCTAAAAGTCCTGTCTGGTCAAGTGTTGTAAAGTTAAATCTATCAGATAATTCGCTTGTTCCCTTTTCTTTGTTTGTATAAATCCATCCTGCTTGAAGAGCATAATCAGTATCAAAATCTAAGTCTGGAACAACTATATCCCAATAGTCTCCGTCTTTGCTTTGAGTAATACCTAAATCTGGATACTGTTCTGACATATTAAACCCCGAACGACAGATCTAATTTAAACTCAATTGATGCTTCTCTACCAATTACCTTAATCATAGTTGAATCAAGTATCGATCTTGCAATCAATCCATATTCTGGGTCAAATGTGTCCTCATCATTAATTCTTAATCCATCCATAGAAACTGATGCTTGAGCAGATGTTGGAGTTACAACAATTCCAAGCTTCACAACACTTTGTGGATTAAATGTTCCAGTTGAAACTCCTGCAGACATATTTAAATTTTTTATGTTGTATCCAATAGAGTGTCCAGTAAATGTAAATTGTAAATAATCGGTATCTGAGCTATACAGCCTAACCTTTAATGAAGACAGGTTTGAATCATTTACTTTATATGAAAATGATAATGTATCAGATGGATTGTACCCAGATATATCCATACTGTTAATAAGGTATGTGTATTCTCTTGCCGCCGTCCCATTTGATGTAAATATTAAAGAGCTATCTCCAACTCTATAATCAGATTGATCTAATGTTGGTTCTGGGCTCCATTCATATGGCAATTCAAAATTAGATATGAATTTGCTTGCATATAAATTTCTAGAATACGATTCTCCAGAGTATATTCCAATCTCATTTATCTTACCTGCAATATTTGTAGGAATTATAGCTGAATATATTACTGTATATTTTACTGGTGATACAGAGGCATCTATATCTATTCCGCCTTGCCTAATTGGAACTCTATAAAACTCAAACCCAAGTCTTGAGTTTGTGTCTAAGAGAGGATACTCTAACTGAGTTGATATTCCTAAAGCCATTTCTTTTGATGAAAGAGAAGAATTGCCTGCAACAAAATTAGTCAAAAACCTTTTTCCAAATTTAGTTATCATGATCTTCCTCCCTGTTTATCCGAAAGAGTTAAAGCAAAAATAAATCCGTCTATCTCTTCTTTGCTAGAATTATAAATTCTAAATTTTGCTTTTGCTCTTTGCATTCCTTTTGCATCATCGTAAGATTCAGATCCTTTAAAGATTATGTCGCTAAGCTGAGGTCTTTCAGTTCCTGGAGGTGGAGGTGGAGGTGGGTTACCACCATCCCCATATGATGAGAATGGGAAAGGGTTAGGAACCTCTTCGCTAGATGAAGTTCTTCCTTTCCAGACTGCGGCTAAGCGTGGGTCATCATCAAAGATGACTGGTGTTTTTCCTACTTGAATTCCCATTTATTTATTATACCATTACGTTATTAGATAGCTCTACACGAAATTGAGGTACTTACTCCTCCCGAATATTCCAAAGAACATCTTGTTATTATGTATTTAACACTGTTTTGAGACAGACCTAAAATAGGATAATTTATACTAACAATATCCCCAGCAGACAATATCGGGTTTCCGAACACTCTAAGGTCTATAAAGTTTCCTTTATTTAAAGCGTTTGATTTAATCCACTCGGCCAGAGACTTAGCGTCTTCTTCTGACTGAATCCAGGATGAATCAAAAATTACAGACTCTTTAGGTTTTGAGTCATTAGACTGATCTGTATCATAATCAATAACTCCAGGAGAACGCTGAATTGAGTTTCCTAGCAAATAAAAACTTGTATAGTTATTATCATGAAGAATAATTGATGAAGATGTGTTATTTAAAACATAAGCTTCTGAGCTAAAAGGCTGCAATCTTGAATCCAGAACAGTTGCATACTTGTTGAATCCTGTTCTAAATCGAATTGGAATTGCTGGCCTACTTTCGTCATAAGAATCTTTTACCTTTCTTATTTCCCTTGCTATAGTTCCAAACTCAATGATGCTTCCGCTTTGATCAATAGAAGTATTTCCATTGTTATAAATTATATCTCCGTACAACATGGAAACAGTGTCATCTGAATAAACTCCATTATACTGGTATGTTGTGTTTAAACTATTTTTTTTATACTCAGCCTCTTCTATGCTTTTTGCATAAACATGCTCAAAGTACACGACACCTTGACCGCAATGAAGACCAACATTTTTTGTAATTGTTGTTGGAGGGACATACAAATTTACAGAGTCTGTTCCGCTATCAGATGCAGTTATCTTAAACCCATTAATAAATACGGTAATGGTATTCTTAAACTCTCCTCCAGATAGCGACTCTCTTTTTACAAGAACATCTATATTGTAAGAACTTCCAGCATATATTCCAGATAAAGTTTTTGGAGTTGTCTGCTGACTATCTTTAAGAACCGTAAGTTTGTTATCTTTTACTCTTACCAGCATTACATCCTTTTGAAGACCTGCAAAAGCAGTAGTTCTAATTATAACGTAATACCCATTTTTTCCAGTTTGATCTAAACAGAAACCAATACCTCCAACTTGCTCTGGAGAACTAAGTTGACTATCAAAAAACATTCTAGTTCCGCAAGAAAAGTAAGATTTTGTTGTATCCACAGAGCCAAAGCTTTTAACTGCTATATCAAATGTTTTTTTATCTTTATCCAGATTTGAAACTGTAAGAAAGCTTTTTGCAGATGTTGTTCCAGTTGAGTTTGCTGGAGAAGTAATATAGCCAACTCCAGGCTTTAATGTAGCAACATCTGGTGTAGCTAATGTAATATTATACAAATTAAATTTATTAGAATCTGATTCTCCAGATTTATTTATATAAGAGTCTGGAGATTTCTTATGATCAGATTTGGGTGTAGTTAGGGCTCCCCTTGTTTTAATATTATATTCACCAGTAGGATAAAAGTTTTTAAGTCCTGGCTTTGATAGTGCTGAATATTTGTAAACATCTGATTGGCTCTTTATAAGAACTCTAGATGGAGATCCTCCAGATGCTGGAACATACTGATACCATAAACCATCATACTCAATAATTTCTCCACCAATTAAAACATATCCATTAAATTGATCTAGAACTTTATCTGGACGTGCTGAATTTATTGTAGATGGCTCAAGCTTAAATATTTGGCTACTGTCTCCTATGTCTTCTACCAAAGTGCCTGCTCCCAAATAAGACTCTGGCGATGTCCACAATGGTTGGGAAGACTCTGAGTTGGTTGCAACATAGGCAGTTCTGTATCTAACACGAACTTGATTACCAGAGTTCATTTCTCTAGATGATAAGCTTACTATGTTTGGAGCATAGTCTACTACAGAACCAGTCTTTATTTCTTCACTAGTAAATGTCCATTGAGATTCAGCACTACTGTCATATATATAGTTTCTGCTATAAAAATTTAAGACATTATTTTCATCTACAAAAGCATTCATCTGTATGTCTCTACACAACTCCTGTAAAACATCCCATACAGTTTTATCTCCTTCGGACCACCAAAAAGATAGTGATGGGATAGAATTGTCATCAACAATGTTGTTAGTCTTTTTAACATTAATTTTATATGTAGAAAATCCAACTGAATCTAATATTCTTTTAATAATGCTAGTTACTGGTGAGTCTTGAACTAATAACTGAGGGCACAGGGTATCTTGTAATATCTTTGCAGCATCTGTTGCTTCAATAGAAGCATCACCAAATTCTGATAAGCTCCAAGAGTTCATATAAAAAGTTCCCTGAATAACCTTTTGTGATGTAGTGCCATCTCCAATATTTATATAAGGCTCTATTGATGCATTTTTAAATAGATATATCTTGGTGTTATCAATACTATTTTTTATATTGTACTCAGTAATAGATCTAGATGTAGTATGTGGCTTCATCAGTGCCAAACTCATATAGTTTGCTGTAATTGTTCCAACTGGAACAATTGAGCTATCATCTGCAGTAGTTTCTTTATTTATAGACAAACTCACTATATCTGAATCTATTGGAAGAACCCATTTTGGGGCAAGTTCTATTACTCCTATAAACTTTCCAGTATTTGAATTAACTGCAGTTAAAGATACCTTTTTTAGATATTGTGTTGTTGTGTATTCAGTAGGTTTTGTTGTAGACCATGCTGTTCCATTGTAGTATATTATTGCTTCCCCGCTTGAATTAAGCGTAGTGCCAGACGCAGTGATTGTTGTGTTGTCTTGTTTAACTCCACTTATAGTCCAAGATGTAGGGGTATCGTGGCTAGTTTCAAACCTAGCAACAATTTTGTTAGAGGGAATTAATTTTGCAGTAGTCTTTGCTTCATCTGAAAAATACTCTAAAGAAATATTTATGTTTGTATTTTTAGGTGCAAGCCAGTATTTATATACTGTATCTGGGCCAGGATAATAAAGTCTAGGTTTTGTACCCATGTCGACATCTCTTGGTCTTTCAAATGAATTTGATGGGGTATCAGTATTATTAGTTGTATGTACCAGATATTTAATTCCTGGGGATAGCGGTCTAAATGGTTTATAGATAGTATCTATTGGAAACAATTTCTTAAAAGCATTTGTGTATGGGTTTGTTAATGCGGAAGATGTTGCCGTTATATACTCTACCATTGAGTTTAAATTATACTCTATTGTGGCGCCAGCCGAAGTTGATATAGATGATCCCTTTTTAAGCAAATCTTTAGTTGTATTAGATACAGATATCATACCTGCTCCAGGGATATATTAACGCTCCAAAATGGTTGTAATCCTCTTTTTAGAATTGTAAAGTCGCATGAAGAAAATGCCATAGTATATGTGTAGTCATCTGAAAGTGCGGCTGTACCCTCAACTAAAGAAGGAGAAAAAACTGTTGGATTAATCTTAACTCTAAATGAACCACGCCCTGCAGTGCTTTCATAAAAATTCTTAATGTCTTCTGCTCCCCATCCGCCGTCAACTGTTTCATTTCTAAAAGAAGGAATCATTTCCCATGAAGCATTTAGGTTTAGTTTATCTGCTACAAAATACTTTCTTAGTGTTCCATTTGCCATTCTTTGGCTTGATTCAATTCTTTCTATGTTTATAGAAAGAGGAGCTCTATTATGCTCTGTAATTCTTCTAAATCCTAATGATTCTGCATTTGCAAATGCCAATCCGTTTGTAGCTGCAACTGACTCTGTGTATGTATTTCCAGGAGGAGATACAGTTGCACCCTTATAATTAAATTGATTTGTTGCTGCATTAATTGCAAATGGGTCTAGGGCTTCTATATAAAGGATTGATCCTTTTGATAAATTTTGAAAGCTCATTATCCGCCAACCCTTCTATTTACTCCAGCAGCCATTTCTCTAAGTCTCATTTCTTTATGGATTGAAGCTGCAACGTCGTCTGCTGTTAAGTTAGTTCCGTTTAGCTGTACGTTTATATTATACATTGAACTTGAAGAGGAAGCAAGGCCCCCCTGATTAAATCTTACTCTGCCTCCGCTTGACATCTGAGGGACATTATACTTAACCATTCCGCCAGCAGCCATTCTATTTATTGAATCAAGCATTGGTAATCCAGCTGCCTGAACAGATTTTGCATTTATTACATACTCTCCATTTGAAAGCATTGCTGGAATTGAATCAGATGTAGGTGTTCCTGGACCGCTAACATAACCACCAGCTGCTTTGTTAACTGCAAACTGAACTCTACCAGCATTTCTATCAATTGCTATAATTCTTAATTCGCCAGTTTTCTTTGGCTTTGTTATGTCGTCTGTTATAACCGCTACAATACCACCCTTCGGTCCAACAAGAACAATTTTACCTTCAGTTAAATCTTTTCCGCCGCCCTTAAAACTCGCAAGGCTAGTTTCAAATATTCCTGGATTTAGAACTTCTTTTTTCCCAGTTGTTGGATCAACAGTCACCTGATTATTTGTAGGGCCACCAACTTTTCCAGTATTCTTTGGGGCCTCCACATTACTTGAATTTGCTTGAAGTGGGCTTTTAGCATTTTTACCTGGAACATTATCCTTGTATCCCAATGCTTTCATTAGATCGGCTCTAAGTTTCTCTAATGTTGTGCCTCCAGTAATCATCTGAGCATGTGATGTCAAGGCTTTTATGTCGTCTTTAAATGAATTTAATATAGATTGATTTGGTGTTGTTGTTGTTTCAAGACCGCTTCCATTATACTTTCTAGTAACGGTTTCGACTGGAATAGGCTTTCCCTTACTAAAGTAATCTGGGAACGCTTTCTCAAGTGTTTTCTTTAAAGTGCTTCCACCCTTAACATAAGAATCTTGAACCTCTTTGACGAATGCAATAAACTCGTCTTGAATTTTCTTTTCTTCTCTTGCTCTCTTTTCAGCGTCAGGCTCTAGCTGATTCATTGTACCTCTAGTTGCCAAATCATTAAATGTTGTCTGGAATTTTTGAAGCTTATCTGCTATTTCAGTAGCAACAGCAGAATTATCTTGATTATTTTGGAAGGTAATAGTCTTTTTATCTTGTGCGTCTGATATTGCTTGTGCATCTTTTTCAAGAGGTGCCTTTGCTTTATTTGCTGCATCTTCAATTGCCTTTACAGCCAAGTCACTTT